TACCCAACAGACAAAGCATCAAGAAACGGAGTGCATCTCTTTACCGTGCTATGTTCTGGATTTTCAGTTATCTGAGGTTTTATTTTTTTGAAGTAATCTGGGCATTTCTTTATTGCTGGAACAGGATTCGGAATTGCGCCAAGCAAATGCTCATCACAAGAAAAATTAATTTTCATGTTTTTCCCCTTACCTTTAAATTTAAACAGGCGTTTGTTCTGTCTCAGAAGAAGCTGCAGCCTCAAGAGCTTCGGCCTCCTCATTAGCAATTCTTTCCTGCTCAAGTATTGCTGCTTTTTCTTCAGCAATGACAGTGTCTATTGTGGACATAATCCACTCAAAATCATCCGCAGAAACAGTTGAACCAAAATTCATTTTAGAAACTAAACCAGCAACAACAATATGTTCAAATTCCCGATACTGATCTTTTTCAGAATGAAGTTCGGAAGCTCCAAGAGACATTACACTAGAAACAATTTGATCAAATTTATTTTGCAATTCAATCGACAGATCAAACGCATCACTTTGAACAAAATTGCTTCCAGTATTAACACTTACTGAGCCATCAGATTTTATAGTAATCGTTTGAACCATAATAAAATTCCTTATGTCTTCATAATGTATGCAAGCGCATAATATGGAGGACGGTTTTCATGTGCACTTCCACTGCCAGTGCTGTCTGTTGTGAAACTATGTGTGTGGGCCCCGCCACTAGCAGCAGTGCCGCTTACAGTGTGACTGTGATCTCCGCCAGCAGCAGCATTGCCAGACAAGGTGTGACTATGATCACCGCCACCAGCAGTTGTAAAGTTGTGACTGTGCGCTCCTTGGGAGTCTGTATTTTTATTTCCTACAGAATTGTTGTCATTGCAGCCGAGAAGACTGTTTTGAAATGCACCACCGGCTCCAACGCCAGAAACAAAGTGGGTATGAGCCCCAGTATTGCTAGTAGAGCCGTTGTGAGTATGATTTCCGGAGTTACTGGTGTTTCCACTCAAGGTATGAGTGTGAGTGCCAGAGTTACTAGTGTTTCCAGACACATTGTGCGTATGTGCGCCATCACTTGCCGTGGTTCCAGTATGAGTGTGACCCGGAAGTTCAGAGGTCGAAAGAGCAACGGTGTTCGAGCCACCAGTTGCATCAACAGCATAGCTATTACCCGCACCAACAACAAAGCGATCACGCAAATCTGGAGTGCTGTTTGTGCCGTCACATATAACCCATCCGCTTGGGATAGAGCCAGTCGATCCAGACCACAACGCAATCACACCAGAAGGAACACCCTCAATCCCCGTAAGAGCGGAGCCATCAACAGCAGGAAGAGCGCCAGACCCGTCAAGTTGAACAAGATTATTCGCAGATGTGCCCGCATTCAAAGTTGCTGCAGTGCCAAGACCAAGGTTTGTGCGCGCGGTTGACGCGCTTCCAAGGTCAGAAAGATTGTTAGAGGAACGAAGGTAGTTATCGGTTGTATCAACAACCGCAGCCCCTGCACCGGCACCGTCACAATAAACAATAGCATCATCGCCGTTGGCAACAGTAACATTGCCGCCAGAACCCTGCGTTAGGACAACAGACTGACCAGACACATTTCGCACGATAAAAATGCGCTTTGCATCATTCGGGCTAATAGTAACTGTGTTTGTGCCAGATGGAGATCCGCCGAATACAAGAACGCCGTATTGACCATCAGACAGTGTGCCATCCGATACAGTCAAAGTATGGGTTGTGCCAGACAACGAGATCGAACCTGCCTGAGAAACCATGCGGTCAATGATCTGCAAGTTTGTGTTTGTTGTTTGTCCCCAGCTTCCTGACTGTTCGCCGTCCGCGATCAGTTCAATACCAGAGCCTGTATATGTGCTAGGCATACTTCAAATCCTATGCTGCTATTTCAGTCCAGACAGTGCCCGGATTCGGAACGATTTTACCCCAGACAGTATTTTTCCCGATAATACCCGTGCCGGATACACCAGTCAACGATACAACTGCGGAGCCATCAACAGTGACTTGTTGCGTTCTGGCGTTGCCTTGCACCCCTGTCGGGGCGACAACAACATTTGCGCTAACCAAAACAGAACCAACAGATCCAGTTGCCTCAAGGCCAGTGGTTGGAACATTTGCCGTTCCAGAAACTGTTGGAGATCCAAGCTGACTATCAGCAGAAACGCCATCCGGGAACACATTAGACACAATGCCAACAGAAACAGAACCAACCGCAGATGTTGCGGACAAGCCAGTTACTTGAATCTCAATGTCTGTAAATGCAAATACCGTTCCGACCTGAGCGGATGCCTGAACGCCAGTTGGGAAGATGTTTGACTGCTGTGCAGCAGTCACATCACCAAGAGCGGTTGTCGCCTGAACCCCGGTGACCTTAACATTTGGCCCGACACCAACAGCCACCGATCCAGTTGAGCCAGTGGCCGCTACACCTGTTACATCAGTGACAGACTCAGCAGATACAACGACAGAACCTACTGATGATGATGCCTCAATTCCGGTAGTCGGAACATTTGATTCACCCTCAACAGCAACAGTTCCAGTCGAGCCAGTTGCAGATACTCCAGTTACCTGATGATTACTATCTGCTGATACAAGGACAGAACCAACAGCAGATGTCGCAACAATTCCAGTTACGATAACTGGTGCTGGCTCACCCCAAGCGCCTTCGGCCCACGCGGCACGGCCCCAACCTTGCAGGGTTGTGTTAGCCATGCGCGCGGCCTCCTATTAAGCGATACGGATGATCGCGTTGCTCGCGTCAGCCGTTGGGAACTGAATCGTAAAGGTGCCGGAAGTAGATGTCTTATCGGAACCAAAGTCCAAAACAGCAACCGCAGGATTACCTGTTGCTGTGTCGTTATAGATCAACGCGCCACGAGCAGTGATGGTTGCGGTGGTGAACGACAAGTCTGCGAAGTCAGTAATTGCAGTTGTGCCTGTCGCTGTTGGGGTGACGTTTGTCAAAGAACCGCCACCTGCTGCATACGAACCAGAGTTGCCAACTTCGTTTGTTGCGGAGTAAGCAGTCGTGGAAGCGCTCAAAGTTGCAGTCGCAGTGTAAAGAGCCAGCTTAAAAGTGTTGCCGCCAGTAGAAAAATTATGAACACCCTTCAAGAGCTCTACCTTGAACGATGTGCACATTGCGTTGCCAGAAAAGGCCATATCACAGTCTCCTAAGTTGATCAGCCAGATCGTGGAACCCAGCATCTCTGATTTGAGCGCACATCGTGGCTCTGTCTTCTTGCATCGCCATACTAATATAATGACGCACTATTTTCAACATATGCTCTCGATACGCTTTAGCTTGTTCGCGTATCGCTGGATGAGCATTTTCTGATACCGATATTAGCTTATCAACGCACATTTCGGCAATAGCGTCTGGCGAGTGACCGCCCTTCTCTGATGTAACCACATTAAAATTAAAGTCAGGCATTTCACCCTTTAGATTGAACATGCCTTACCCCTTGTAAAGAAAGCCATCTTTTGGCTCTGGCGGCTCTGTGAACAGAGAATTCTTTTTAACTGTGAACTGGCCGTTGTCGATCTCAAGGCGAAGTGGATCATCAAGGCGATGATATCCATACAACTTTTCTTCTGGTGGCACATCAGTATCCATAAGGGATGATGTCGGGGAAATAACTACCGCACAACCACGCGCATTCAAGATACCGATCCAGAACTCAACGCAGGCACGGCCTGCTTCTGCCACATAGATGTTCTGGCGATATGCATAATCCAAACCAAACAAATGTAACTCAGACACACCAGTTGCTGCAGCAAAGCCCATCGCATATGCGGGTGTATTGTTGAAGTAAAACTGACCCGTTCCCTGCATGACCTGTTGAAGCGGAAAGTCCACAACACTTGGGCAGCGGTCATCCTTGGTGCAGCTATAGATCGGAAACGGCTGCTCGCGCGTAATCAAGTTGCGCATTGTCATCGTTTGGTTTCCGGCAACATCATCATCGATAAAGCGAGATGGTGGATCCATCATAAACATGCGGTTGCATGGAAACACGCTTCCTGTTGCGTTGATTGTCCACACTTCATCGTATTCGATGGAGTTGCAACGTGCCGTGATATATGCGCCTGCCGATGACCCCATAGCCACAATAGCAACACGCTTACCTTTTAGGTCTGGTAGTTCCATGGATTTCCCCTTCTCTTGCAATCTTAACGGCGAATGAATTCGCCATCACGATAGTTATCCCGCATGCTGCGGATGCCAACACCACCAAGCTGCGCAAGTGCCTCTTGGTAACGCTGTTCATAAAGGTTTAGCATATCTGCCTCACCCTTCATGTAAGTATATGCCTCAATCAGGCAGCCGTAAAGTAAAGCGGCTTCCGCATTATCGCCAAGCCAAGATGTGCCAGTAGTCACGATGGATGGCGGGTCAAAGTAGTAATGAAGCTCGACTGTGTAATCCGCGTCTGGCGTTGGGCCTAAAATAAAGTTCCCGCTTCCGACTGTATCATCGCCATCAAACTGCCCATAAAACTGTGGCAGTGCCTGAGTCGCAGATGTCGGATATGCTTCACGGATAAAGTTTACATCCTTATCGAGCAGATAATTGTAATTGCCAGAACCATCAACAACAGCAATAGAGAACACAGATAGAAAGTCTGCAGGCCGTGCAAGATACTGATTGCCTGCAGATGTGGATGCAGTCGCGTTTTTGCGAAGCTCCGGAATCATCACGGAACGGTAAATCCGCTCTTCCGCCTGACGGACGAAAGTCGGAATCTGACTCACGAAGGTTGTTTCTTCGTTCTCAGTATAGTCTTTGATGGCCTGAACCAGTTCCGTATAATTCATCTATCAGCCCCGGCTGAAGTTGCCGCCTCTGGTTGCTGCGCCCATACCACGGCACATGCCGCCTTTAGCCATGCGCTGTGGCATTAGAGATTCTGCGTCACGCGCTTCGCGCTCTGCTGCACGATTACCACGCTCTGCTGCGCGGCGCTCTTCTGCTGCAATTTCTACTTCGCGAGGGCGAGGAGAAGGGACACGGGATCTTTTGGGTGCGGGCATATCAACCTCACGAAGTTGTAACTGTTACGGTTCCTACTGAACCTACCATATAAACAAGCGGATTCCCAACAGGATTCCACCCGAAGAGCCCACGGCTTTCCTGAAGAGATGTATCTGGGCGCGGATTGCGCAGAGACTGTGGGTCTGTGATCTTCAGCCTGCCAAGGAAATTTTGCGGATGATCCGGATCAACCACATCGTATCCAACACGGAATCCTGTCTTTTGTCCATCCTTATACTCCCAGACAAGCTCATTGAGCGGGTATCTGAACCCGGTCTTATCGCAGTATCCATAAGCATATTTTCCACGGGCATAACTCAAATGTATGCACTCCAAGGTGTGAAGTGTGACGATGCACGAGTTTCATCTTCAGCCGCAGCCATCTCAAACTGGCGTTCATATTCTTCACGAAGAGCCTGCGCACGGCCTGCAGCCTCTGGCTTCTTCATAGCAATCTGGAATGCCAGACCAGATACCAGCGCCGGGACAAAGCGAGGAGGCACCCCTGCAGAGCCTGAGATGCCCGCTGAGAGGCCGTCAATGCCCTTCAG